TTTCGCCGCGGGCAAGATACCCGTTCCGAGCGCGCCGATAAGGTCGGTCATCCGCATGTTGCCCGCGCCGGTAATCGCGTTCAGCGTCGCGGCCGCCTGACCCATGTTCTTAGCGCCGCGGATACCGGACCGCCACGCGCCCGCGAGCGCGTTCGTCGTATCTTCGAGATGCGACCCGGACACGTTCGCGAGGTTCATCGCCGCGTGAAGGCCGAGCATCGCGCCTTTATTGTCGAGCCCGACGGACTTCAGGTGATACAGCGAATCCGCCATTGCCTGCGGTCCCTGTTGCGCGCCGCGCATGTTCAGGACGGCTTTCGACAGCGTGACGACGGATTTCTGAGACGCACCCGCGCCCGTGTGGACTTTCTCCATCGCCGCTTGAAAGTCAATCGCCATGTGCGCCGATTCGGCCGCAATGGCAACGATCGGGAGCGTGACTTTATGCGTCAGCGTCTTACCGATCTTGCCCATTCGCGCCTGAACCCGCGACAGGCGCGACGCCGTCCTATCGGCCGACGCCGCGACCTTGTCGAAGGTCCGCGAGGCTTTATCTTCGGCAATGACATTGACGCGAACATTTCGACTCATTGCCGACCCCGCTATTTCTTGTGCTTGTTTTCTTTCTCAGCCTTTTCGCGTTCTTCGTCGCGAATCCGGAAGAATTCCCACCATTCGGTCAGCTCGCGCGACGAGGTTCGCGCGAGCATTTCCGCAACCGAGCAATGGAAAACTTCAGCGGCTAGTTCGAAGTAGAATCGCCGCTCTGAGCGGCGTCGGAGTTTCCCGAGAGCTCGTCGACGGCCTCGTCGGTCAGCCCGGACAGCTCCGCGGCGACGTCGAACAGCCGGTCGAGAACCGCGCCGTTCTTTTTGCCGAGCGCGGCGACGTCCTGCGGCGAGAACAGCCGCGCGCCGTCCTGGTCGACGATCGCACGCGCGAGCAGCTTCGCCCGGACGTTCGCGAGCGACGGAACGGTTTGCTTGCCGCGAATCTGAGTGCAACTCGCTTCGTACTCGTCGCGCTCCGTGCCGGAAAGGCCCTTGACCATGACCGAGCCGCCCCATTCGGGAACGTCGACCTCGCGCATCTCGATATCCGAAGCGCCGAGGATTGCGTCGCGTCCAAGAATCGTCATATCTTGCCCCTCTCGATTTGTGCGGCCGTCTCATGTGCGGCCGCCTGAATTGCCAACCGTGCGCCCGGCAATTTCGGGTCGACGGTGTCGTAGAAGTACGGATGCGGGGAATTCTTGCCCCACTTACGGTTACGGTGCCCGTAAACCGGGTGACGCCAATTCGGCTTTTCACCCTCCATGTACGCGGGAAGATTCCCCATCCCCGCGGGCATCTTCGCCGGGTCAGCTTCGAGTCGCGCGCCGACGAACCGCGGAGTGAAAAACACCCGCACGCGGATAGATTTCGCGATCGACTTCCGCAAACCCGGCAGGTTCTTACGTGTCGCGTTCTTAGCGACGCCGCGGGACGGGATCGCGAGCGCCGCTTTCCTCGTCTCTGCCTGCATCGGCTTTATCTCGGCGACGATCGCCGCGCGTAGCCGTTTGCGGAGCCCTTGCCCGACGTCGCCAGCGGCGCGAAGGTCACGAGCCAGAGCTCGGAACTCCGCGCCGCCAGTGATGCGGACGTCACCGTCCGCCACTGCCCGATCAGGTGATCGGAACGGCGACGTTCAGGTTCGGCCGCTTCGGATGCGAGAAGTCGACCGTGATCTGACCCGCGACCGACGTCGACTCGTCGAGCTTCGTATCGAGAACCTCGACCGGCCACACGTCCATGACGAAATTCTGTGCGGGCGGGCCGACGACCGGAGCGTGATCGCCCTCCGGGAAAATCACGATGAAACCCTTATCGCCTTCGGCGAACAGGGTCCGAGCCGACGTGAACTCGTCGACGTACAGCGCCAGCGCAGACGCCGCCGCGGTCACACGGCCGCGAATGGTGCCCGTGAACGTGTCGCCCGTGTCGGGAACGTCGAGCGTCGCGCCGGACAGTTCGAAACCCGAAATCGAGCCGTCGACGATTTCGCCGGACAGGTCGGTTCCGGCGTCGAGCTCGGCGCGCTTCGGCGCGGACGGGTCGGCGATGGTCGGCACGTAGTACCACTGACGCGTGCCGACCGGAAAGTAGCGCTGAGTCGTTCCCAGCGGCGTAGCGGTCATGCCTGTTCACTTCCTGTCGTCTCGTCGGTCGACGCGTCCGCGTCACCGTCTGATTGCTCGGCGTCTCCGCTACGCGGCCGCCACCCTGAGCGGCCGTGATGAACGGCCGCGTCGTCCCGGACGCGAAGCACGCGGCCGGGCAGGTTCTCGTGTTCGAGCTCGATCACTACGGCCTCCGGAACGCTTCGACGTGTACGTAGAACTGCACGGTCGCCACCGCGCCCTTAGTCGTCGGGTCCTGTACGAGATGACCGCTAGAAACCGTTGCGCGGCCGCGGATTGCGCGGCCGAGCGTCGGATCGGCGTCGATCGCCGCGGTGATCGCGTCGACCATCGCGAACGCGTTTACACGCACCGCCGAGAGGTTCGTTCCGCCGCGCCACGACGACGCCTCACACGTCACGTCGAACACTTCGAGCGGCTGAGCTCGCCCCGTGTCCGCATCCGTAACCGTGAACGTCACGGCCTCCGTGGTCGGCGTCGACGAATACCCGACGACGACTAGGTCGGCGTCCGTGTTGACCGGCGACCCGTCGCACACTTCCGCGGCCGGGCACGCGCCCTTCACCGCGGCGACGATCGCGTCGAGCGCGGCCGGAATCGGTGAGGTACTCATGCGATGAACACCTCGTCACGGATCGTCTTGCCGTACAGCCCGAGCAGCTCGCGCACCGCGTACGGCATCGCGTTAGCAATGCCCGGGATCGTCTCGGCTTCAATGTCGATGCCCGGACGGCCGCCGCTCGCGTTGAGCTGCGACCGTTCCCAGAGATGTTGAGTCAGGTCGAGCGCCGCGAGCCGGTAGTTCGGCGGAACGTCAGCGACGTTCGCGTAACCGGCCGAGTACGTGACAGCGACCGTCCAGCGCCAGCCCGGAACGGTCAGCTTCGCCGAACCATCCCACGTCCACCCGGCGACGCCGTACAGCCGATCCGCGGGCGGAACGACGTCCGTGTTCCCGCCGCCGAGATAGTGCGTCACGGTCGTAATCGACTCGACGGGTAACTCAGGGAGGATCACGACGCCGCACTCGTCAGCGTCGAACACAGCGGCCGCGAACGTGACCGGGTTAATATGGCCCTTGATGTATTCGATAGCCGCACACGCCGCGTTGATGAAACCCTGAATCTCGGCGTCGTTCGCCGTGTCGGTTTCGTTCAGGTGCGTTTTCGTCTCGGCAAGCTGAATCCACGGCATCGGTCAGCCCTTCGTCGACGGGTTGCGGCGACGGTGCCGCGAGCGGCGCGGCTGAGTGCGCGCCGCGATCGGACGGCCCGGCTCGTCGACCGACTCGAAAAGGTGAGCTCGACCCTCAACGACCGGATGATCGTCGGGGAGCTCGTCGCCTTCCGCGATGACGAGACGCAAGTCGGAAGCGTGAAACGTAGTCAATGCCCTTAGCTGCAAGGGAATACCCCTCTCGCGAGGTTGTGCGAACGTGCGCCGACGGCCGCGTCGACGAGGGGAGGATCGACGCGACCGTCGGCCGTTTGTGTGCGAGCTGTTCCGGCCCGGTTACCCAGCCGGGCCGGAACGCTTCGCTAGCCGGATCAGGTGGTCTTGACGTCCAGCAGCCGGAACGCGTCAGCGTTCAGGCAATCGCCGCCGACGCGCCAGTGCGCGAACCAACCGGCCTGACCGTTCGGGCGACCCGTTGCCGGGTCCTTCACGAGATCCTCGAACTGCACGGTCATGCCGATACGGTCGACGATCAGGTAGTTCCTGAAGTCGCCCAGCGCGGCGATGTAGTTCGACGCGCCCGAAGTGGCCGACAGAGCGTTGCTCGCCTGCATTTCGGACGACTCGCGGACCGGCTTCCCGAGAAGCTGAGCAGGGTTGTCCATGCCCAGGTCCGCCCAGAAAGCGGACTGCGGGTAACCGGGACCCTGCGCGAACTGGCGAGTCGCGAGAATCGTCTCGTACTCCATGAGCCAGGTCGCGTTCGGCCGGTAGCGCGGAGGCAGAGCGGCCGCGAGGCTGTAGACGTCGCCGACGGCGTACGTCGACGTCGCGGCCGAGTCCACGATCGAACCGGCCACAGCCGCCACAGCGGTAACGACGCCCTTCGGCTGACCCGTTCCGGTGCCGATCGCGAAAGCGGCCGACTCCAAACGGTTCTTAGCGTCGGCGAGCAGCGTCCCGAGCTGACCGACAACGTTCGTGTCCTGCATGACCTCGAACGACGCCTGAATGTAGGCCGCCGCCTTGTGAACGTCGACCTCCGGACCGGCGTACGACGGCGAAGCGTCGGACGCGGGCGCACCCTCGCCGAGCCACTCCGCGGTCACACCCGCGGACGAGACGCCGTGCCACTTGTTCGTCGCCC